CGAGGTTGATCCAAGCGGGCAGGAGACCATCGCCGCCCTGGTCTCTGCGGTCAGCGACTTCACTGCCGGCCAGACTGCTTACCTCATCAACAATCTGCCGTACGCGATCCCGTTGGAATACGGGCACTCGAAGCAGGCCCCCGGCGGCATGGTCCGCATCACCGTAGCCCGCTTCCAGCAAATCGTTGATGACGCCATCAGGAATAATCAGGTATGAGCCACAAGATCATCCGGTCGTTGCTCGAGGGCCGGCTGAAGGCATGGGCGGCCGCGCGAAGCCCCGCATTGCGGATCGCTTACCAAAACGTCGTCTTTTCGCCTGCGGCGAGCGAGACCTATCTTCGTGCGTTCCTCCTGCCGGCAGGCACAAACAGCAACGACCTAGCTGGAGCCCATCGGCTGTATACGGGCTTGTTTCAGATCACGATCGTGGCACCGGCCGGCGGTGGTACTGGTGCAGCCGAGAGCCTGGCCGACGAATTGGCCGCATTGTTCCCGCTCTATGACCGACTGACCAAGACAGGCTTCAGCGTTCAGGTCATGACGCCTGTCGAGCCTGGGCCTGAGCAACAAGAAGACACCGCATTCGCTTTGCCGGTTTCGTTCCAGTACCGAGCAGACACCACCTAATCCGCCCATAGGGCAAACCCAGAACCCGCCTTTGAGCGGGTTTTGTCATTTCTGCAAAGAGGAAAACCCCATGGGCTACAAACTTCCGAATGGCGCGACGTTCGAGCACGCAGCAACCTACGCCACTCCGCTCGCGTTCTCTGCCATTTCCAATGCCTCCGAAGCCGTTTGCACCGTGGTCGGCGGCACGCTGGCAGTCGGCGATATCCTGCTGGTTACCTCGGGCTGGACGGCGCTGAACAACAAAGTGGTCCGCGTGAAAGCAGCGACGGCCACAGCGATCACCCTGGAAGCGACCGACACGACGAACACTTCGATTTACCCGGCGCTTTCCGGTGTTGGCACCTTGAAGAAAGTGCTGACGTGGGTGCAGATCCCGCAAATCACCGACGTTGCCTTCTCTGGCGGCGATCAGAACTACGCGGACATCGTCTTTCTCGAAGACACCCAGGGCCGTCAACTGCCGACTGACAAGTCTGCCGCGAGCATGGTGCTCACGGTTGCCGATGATCCGACCCTGGCCTATGTCCCGATCGTAACCGCGGCCGACGTTGCCCAGACCCCGCAAGCGGCACGCCTGAACCTGCCCGGCACCGACAAGCTGTACTACGGCGCCTATACCTCGTTCTCGCTTCAGCCTTCGGTGGCCCGCAACAACTTGCTGACTCGCACCGTCTCCCTGGCGTTGCAAGCCGCGCCTACCCGTTATCTGTCCTAAGGAATTCCCATGGCAAAGTTTTCCATCGCTCCAAAGCCGACCTTCACCGTCGACGTGGCTATTCCACAAGTTGGCGGCAGCCCGGCAATGGTGCCGTTTACGTTCAAATATCGCGACCGCACGGCCTTGGCGGAGCTGTTCGACGCCTGGAAGGCAAAGGCGCAAGAGCTGGGTGAGCGCTTCAAGGGAGCTGAACCAACCCTCACCGAAATCACGGCGGCGGAGGTTGAGCAGGGTGTCGATCAGATCAGGGATCTGGTTGTTTCGTGGGACTTCGGCGAAGAGCTCAGTGATGAGTCGATCACTGCTCTGGTGAAGAGCTGCATCGGCGTGTCGGATGCAATCGTGAAGGCGTATAGCGAGGCCTTTGGCAAGGCCCGCTTGGGAAACTGACCGGCGCCGCACGTGCGCTTTACGAGCCGAGCGCTGAAGCAAGCGTGCTTTCGGTGTTTGGCCTGCTTCCGACGGATGTCGATGACTCCTACGAGGTTTGGCCCGACAACTGGAAGTCGTTTCTCGTCATGGATTCGATGTGGACCCAGTGGCGCTCGGGCGGGTGCGGCGCGACCGGTCTCGACTACGGCGTTCTGCCAGATGTGATGAAACTCGTCGGTATTCCTGCCAAGGACCGATCTCACGTGTTCCAGGACATTCGTGTCATGGAGTCAGAAGCCCTCGCGGTCATGGCTGACGCACGCGACAACAGCCCGTAACCACGGGCATTTATTCAAGGTGAGTCGATGAACATTGCAGAACTCGGCATCAAGGTCGACTCCGCCGATGCTGCTCAGGCTGCGACCGATCTCGACAAACTGACCAAGTCCGGCGAGCGGGCAGAGCAGTCTGCTGTCGGCCTGATGAAAGAGATGGAGGCGCTGGAGAAGTCGCTATCGAAAGGTGCGACCTCCACGCAGGAGCTGGCCAAACAGCGCGAGAGCCTGGCGAAGCTCACTCAAACCGGCGCGTACGGCGAGGCTGAGTTCGCGAAGATCACTGCTCAGCTGGATAAGCAACAGGCGTCGCTCGTCAAGTCGACTCTGGACGAGCAGAAAGCCTTGAACAGCCTGCTGGGTGCAATTGATCCTGCCAAGGCTGCAATGACGAAGCTGGACACGCAGGTCGAGCAACTGGGCAAGCACCTCGACGCCGGCCGCATCAGCCAGGACCAGTACAACGCCTCGCTGAGCAAGATCGATAAGGATTACGCCAAGCTCGAAAAAACCGCTACCGGGTTCGACAAGTTGAAACTTGGTAGCCGCCAGGCTCAGGAAAACGTCGTCCAACTGGGCAATGCTCTGTCATCCGGTGACTGGGGCAGCGGAGTTCGTGCAATCGCTCAACTCGGGGCGGGCGCGGGTGCTTCAGCGGCAGGTTTGATCGCAGTGCTGGGACCCATCGCGTTGGTCACAGCAGCGGTTGTCGCCCTGGGCGTCGCCTATTACAAGGGCAGCGAAGAGCAGGACGCGTACAACAAATCTCTGGTCCTGACGGGAAGCTTTGCTGGCGTCAGTGCCGGGCAATTGGGCGAACTGTCGCGCCAAGTCAGCGCAACGGTTGGCACCACCGGCCAAGCGGCCGAAGTGCTCGCTCTGCTGGCCGGCAACGGAAAGATTGCCAGCGACAGTTTTGCTGATATCACCCAAGCCGCCGTTTCCATGCAGGAAGCCACCGGCAAGGCTGTCAGCGAAACGGTCGCCGAGTTCACCAAGCTGGCTGATGACCCGGTCAAGGCATCCGCTGCTCTGAATGAGCAGTATCACTATCTGACCGCGTCGGTTTACTCGCAGATCGCCGCGCTTCAGGAGCAGGGCAATCATGCGGGCGCCGTGAAGCTGGCGACCGAGCAATATGCGGACGCTATCAATGAGCGGACGCCGAAGATCCTCGAGAACCTGAGCTTTTGGGAGAAGGCTTACAACCAAGTCGCGCGTGCCGCTGACAACCTGAAAAACATCGGTCGTAGCGATATTGGCTCCGATATCGAGCAGGCTCAGCGTGATCTGGCCAGGGCGCAATCGGGTGATGTCGGCCTGTTTCAAAACAAGCAGGAGATGATCGAGTTTTACAGCGATCGCCTCAACATGCTGCAAGACGAGAGGGCCGCCAAGGACGAAATCGCAAAGCTTGATGGCGATGACGCTAAGGCCCAGTTGGCGTCTCAGCAGGCCATGGTCAAGGTCGATGCACTCACCAAGTCGTCTCTGACCAACGAGCAGAAGCGCGCTGAAGCGATCACGGATTACAATCGGCAGCTTGATGATATTCGCAAGACCAGCCCCAACGATTCCAGGCTGGACCCTGCAAAAGTCGCCAAAAACATGGCGAACATCAACGACAAGTTCAAGGATCCCAAGGCCGCTGCTGGCAGCGTCGACCTGACTGGCTTCAACAACGCGAAGAACGTCTTGGCCGAGACTCTGGCCTATTACAAGAACGCGGACAAAGAGCTCGAAGCATCGCAGCGCGCCGGCGTTATCTCTCAAGCCAGCTACACAGAGCAGCGCGTCAGTCTGTTGCAGCAGCAAGCCACCGAGGTTGCCCAGAGCTATCAGTCTGAAATCGACGCGCTCGAAGCGGCCAAGACCAAGAAAGGAACAACTGCGGCGCAGTCCATCCAGATTGATCAAAAAATCTCGGATGCGCGCTCCGCTATGGTCAAGGCGCAGCAGGAAAGCGACAGCGAACTGGCAATCATCGCGACCAATGAAGAGGGGCGTCTGCGCAAGCAGACTCTGGCGGTCAATACCTACACCAGCGCTCTCCAGCAGCAGGTCGAGACACTGCGCCAGCAGGGCCTGCGGGCCGCTTCAGGTCTGGGTCAAGGAGATCGGCAGCGCGGTCTGACAGATCAGCATAACGGCATCGACGACCGCATCAATCAGCAGAAGCTTGATCTCGCCAATCAGTACGGTGACGGCTCGCGCGGCATGAGCCTCGATGAGTACAACCAAAAGCTGAAGGCGCTGAAGGCCACTCAGCAGGATCTGCACAACACGGTCAAAGCCAACTACGACGACATGTCGGCCGCCCAGAGCGACTGGAGTTCCGGCGCCTCTTCGGCATGGCAGAACTACCTGGAGTCGGCGCGTGATGTGTCAGGGCAAACCAAAAGCCTGTTCACCAATGCTTTCGGCGCTATGGAAGACGCCATCGTTCAGTTCGCTCTGACCGGGAAGCTGTCCTTTGCCGACTTCGCCAAATCGATTCTCGCCGATATGGCGCGTATCGCGGCGCGGCAGGCGGCCTCGTCGGCGTTGAGCGGACTCTTCGGGTTGGCTGCAAGCGCGTTTGGTGGCGGGGCTCAGAACGTCGGCTCTTCCGCTTCGGCAAGCGGCTATTCCACATCCGGCTACGCCGGCGCCTATGGCTTTGATGGCGGTGGCTACACCGGTGATGGCGCCAAGCATGAACCTGCAGGAGTTGTGCACAAGGGCGAAGTGGTGATTCGTCAGGAGGTAGTGCGGCAGCCTGGTATGCGTGGATACCTCGAACGGCTGAACAAGCGCGGTTACGCCGACGGCGGCTATGTCGACTCGCCTGGCAGCTCAGGCGCGCAAGGCGGTGCTGGCGAACCACCAATCGTCGTCAACGTGGACGCGCGCGATAGCGGTGCGTCAGGGATTGATCCTGTCCGCCTCGCAGAAGCCGTCAAGATCACGGTCAGACAGGAAATCGCCATTCAGCGCCGTAACGGCGGGCAACTCACCTAGGGAGGCGTCATGCTCACATTCACATGGAAGGCAGATTACGGCGCCTCTAAAACTGTCACCCCGAGGGTCAAGCCCATCAAATTCGGTGACGGGTACGAACAGCGGCAGGGGGAGGGTATCAACCGACAGCCGCGTAAGTTCGCGCTGACCTTCAAGCGTGCATCGTCCGACATTGATGCTATTGACGCCTTCATTTCCGCAAGAGGCGCGATTGAGGCGTTCATTTACAAGCACCCCGGTCAAGCGACCGGGGTTTTTGTTTGTCGAGAGTGGACCAATACCAACACCGCTTTCAGGGTTGATACGTTTTCCGCGACGTTTGAGGAGGTTTACGAGTGAGTGAACTTCAAGG